GTTTTACAAAAAAATATGACAGATGATACTATTGTTTGTTATATTTATAAAAATGGAAGCAATTTTGCTTTTAATCAAATTCAATCAGGGGCTACTTCAAATGGTAATAGTTGTTTAGTTCATTGTATAGATAATGTTACAGCCACTGATTACTATGAAGTTTTTGTCTATCATGATATTGGTAGTTCACAAAATTTAGGTGGTGCCTCAACAAAAAGAACCATATTTGGAGCATATAAAATAGGAGCATAATGAGCAGTATATTAAAAGTAGACGAGATACAAGATACATCAGGCAATAACATTATCAACGAGAATGCAGGTACGATTACTATCGGTAAGAGTGGGGATACCGTTAATCTTGCATCAGGTGCTACGAATAATTTAGGAATCACAGAAGCACAACAATGGAGATTAACTACAGATTTTACTGGTGATGCTATTCCTATTGCTTCTAATTGGGAAATAGTAGATACGACTGGTCAAGGATATTTAGGTACAGGAATGACACAATCTAGTGGTGTTTTTACATTTCCTTCTACTGGTATATGGTTTGTACAATTTACAGTTTCTTATAATCAATCTGGTGGTACTGATACTTTGTTAGAATCTAATATTTCAGTAACAATAAATAACTCAAGTTTTACTGACCAATGTAGATGTTTTACTGAATTAGGAGCTAGTGGTGAAAATCAATCAGTAGATACAAGCACAATAATAGATGTAACTGATACTTCAAATGTAAAAGTAAGATTTAATGTAAGTAGTAATGCTTCTAGTAATACTGTTAGAGGATCTTCAGGTAATAACCAAACTTTTGTTACATTTATAAGATTAGGAGATACATAAAATGAATAGACCAGAACATATAGAAGATTATTTAGTTAAATTACATACTGGACAATGGTTTGGTTGGAGTGATGCTAAAAATAAAGTTTATGCAAATTTAATTATATTAGATGAAAGTAAAACAAAACCTACTGAACAAGAATGTCTTGATGGTTTAGCACAATTACAATCTGATTATGATACAGCACAAACAGACGCAATAAATAAAAAAGCATCTGGTAAACAGAAGCTAAGAGATTTAGGATTGGACGACGCAGAAATTAAAGCGTTGATAGGAGTATAATATGGCAATAACTAGAACAAACGCAAATTCAATTACAGCATTACCAGCTGGTGTAGGTGGTAAGGTTTTGCAAGTTGTAAGTGCAAGACCAGCAGTACAAATTTCTACTACCAGCACTAGTTTTGTGGCTACTGGAACAAAAGCAAGTATTACTCCATCAGCGACTTCATCTAAAATTTGGTGTATTGTTACTTCAGGATTGTTTTGGGCTAATTCAACAGACGCAGATGCTAGAGGTGGTGCTATTACAATTTATAGAGCAGGTTCAAACTTAAATGGCTCAAATCAGATGGCAAGGACTTATAGAATTGGAGCAACAAGTATTCAAACAGTTGCTTCTATGTCTATATTGGATTCACCGAATTCTACTTCATCACTAGAGTATGAAGTGTTTTTAAAATCTATATGGGGTAATCCTACTATGCAATGGAATGATTCAAGTGCCGACTATGCTACAATAACTTTGTACGAAATTAAAGGATAAAATTATGAATGCCACAGTAATAAAAGCAATACTTAAAATAAATCCTAACGCAGAAGTATCTGTTAGTGGAAATGATATTAATACAGTTCAATGGCACAATGGAACAACACCAATACCAGTAGCTGACATACAAGCACAATTACCTATCGTAGAATTTGATATGGCTATGGAAGATTTAAGAAGTAAAAGAAATAAACTATTAGCTAACACAGATCATTATGCTTTATCAGATCAAACTTTATCTGATGACATGAGAACTTACAGACAATCTTTAAGAGATATAACAAATAATTTAAATACAGTCGAAGACGTTAATTCAGTCACATGGCCAACTAAACCAGGAGCGTAGGTCATGTACTTCGGTGCAACGGCCTTTTCAGAAGCAGCTTTTGCTTCACAAGGTATTAATCCATATGCATATGTTGAAGTCAATGGTTCAAGAGTAAATGAATCTACTGGCACAGTGGGTATATCTGGTGCCGCTAATTTCGGTGTAATTGGTAATCAATTAAATTTCACAATCGGTAATATTCAAATTAGAGTCAACCAAAGAGTTGATGTAACGGGTATTGCAACACAACTCGATTCAGGAGTTGTCTCTATTACAGCAGCTGCAAATGTTATTCCAACAGGAAGTCAATTCAACTTTGCAACAGGAACACCTACCTTTGCATTTAAATACGATGTCACTGGATCAAGAATTAATGCAGATACTGGCGATGTATCGGTTGTTGCAGAAGCAGTTGTTGCACTTCTTGGTAGTGAATTAGATATTGATACTGGAAGTCCGACTTATGCATTTAGATACCCTGTTACTGGATCAAGGGTTAATCTAGATTCAGGAGACCCAACTATTATTGGTAAAGCAACTGTATTACCAAATGGCACTAGAGTTGATGTAGATAGTGGTACGGTTACTATTGTTGGAGAAGCAAATATTTCGGTTACAGGAAACAGGCTTGATTTAACCATCGGTAATGTTACAACCAAAGCTAATGCAACAGTTACTGTTACAACTAACAGACAAAATTTATCAACAGGGACTGTAACAATTACAGCAGATGCTAATGTATTACCACTGGGTAGTGGTTTTGAAGTAGGCACTACAACGGTAAATGTTAAAAAATGGGACGGAGTTATACCAGGTGCAAATCAGGTATGGGTTCCAATTCAAACGAGTAGAGGTTAATTATGTTTTTTGGAGCACAATCATTTTCAGCAGCACCTTTTTCAAGTGAATTTGCAGGGAATGTAACTGTATTAGCTAATGGTAATCAGTTAAATATTTCAATTGGTAATACAACAATAAATATAGTAACAACTGTCCCTGTAACGGGTAATAAATTTAACCTTGCAACTAACACCGTAGATGTGATAAACTGGAATCAAATAATTCCAGGAGCAACTGGTATTTGGATTCCAATAGATCCGAATAACCCATAGGAGAATAAATGGCATCAAGTACGTCAAATGATTTAAAACTAGAACTCATTACTACCGGTGAAAAATCAGGTACATGGGGAACTATTACAAATACTAATTTACAAATTTTAGAACAAGCTGCATCTGGATATTTATCTTTAAATGTAGGATCAAGTGATGTCGCATTATCATTAGCTAATTATGCAACATCAAATGGTAAAAATTTATATTACAAATTTACAGGTATCTTAACTGCAGATAGAATTGTAACAATGCCAGACTCTGCTGAGAGAATTTTTATAGTTGAAGATGCAACAGATAGATCTTCTTCTTTATATACATTAACAGTTAAAACAGTTTCAGGAACAGGTTTAACTTTACCAATTGGATCAACAACTGTGTTATATTCTGATGGAACGAATATTACCGGTAAATTACAAACTAAAGGTTATGTTACACCAGCAGCAACTTATACAACAGTCAATGGTGATCAAGTTTTAGTGGATACATCAGGAGGGGGTATTGGTGCACCAGTTACAATTAATTTACCAGCATCTCCATCAGTAGGTGATGAAGTCCATTTCATAGATAGTGGTAATAACCTTGCATCAAACAATTTAACTATTGGTAGAAATAGTTCTAATATTTTAGGGGCTGCTTCTGATTTAGTAGTGTCTACAAACTCAGCAGCATTTACATTAGTCTATGTTAATGCAACAAGAGGCTGGATATATAAAGATAACATATAGGAGCTAACAGATGGCTCTAATTGATTTTAAAGTCTTACCAGGAATAGATAAACAAGATACTACTGCCGGTGCAGAGTTTCGTTGGGTCGATTCTGATAACGTAAGATTTAGATATGGATTACCAGAAAAAGTTGGTGGTTGGTCATCACTCATTACGGATACAATCGTTGGAGTTGCAAGACGTGAGTTTGCATTTGTAGATTTAGTTGGAAACAGATATGTTGCAATAGGAACAGATAAATTTTTACTTATTTATTTCGAAGGTCAGTTGTATGACATTACACCATTAAAAGCGACACTCTCTTCTGCAACAATTGCAACAACAGATGCTTCTGCAGTTTGTGATATTACAACAGGAACAGATCATAATTTATCCGCAGGTGACATTGTATTACTCGATAATGTAACTTTACCGGGAGGAACAGGTTATGCAGACTCTGATTTTGAAGATAAACTATTTCAAGTAACTAGTATCACTTCAGCAACTGTATTTACAATTACACAATCAACTAATGCAACAGCAACAGTAAGTACTGGTGGAAGTATAGATGTTAAACCTTACGAACAAGTTGGTCCAGCAGAACAATCATATGGTTATGGTTGGGGTATTGATACCTGGGGCAGTGGTGCCTGGGGCGAGGCTGCTTCAGCATCAAACGTGAGTCTGGAACCAGGCCTCTGGAGTCTAAGTAATTTTGGTCAAGTATTAATTGCAACTATTGCAAATGGAAAAACATTTACATGGAACTCAGGGGATGCTGCAAGACTAACCACACGCGCATCAACAACTACATCAGGGTTTGAGACAACTAATAATCCAACAGCATCAAGAATAACACTTGTATCTCCTACAACACGTCACTTAATTCATTGTGGAACTGAAACAACTATTGGAGATCCAACAACACAAGATGATATGTTTATAAGATTTTCTGACCAAGAAAATATTAATGATTATGCACCTACCGCAGTAAACACTGCTGGATCACAAAGATTACAAGATGGAACAAAAATTATTGGATCTTTAAAAGCGAAAGAAACAATTCTAGTTTGGACGGATAATGCATTATACACTATGAAATTTGTAGGAGCACCTTTTACATTTGGATTTGAACAAGTAGGTACAAACTGTGGATTGATTGGTAAAAATTCAGCTGTTGAAATAGATGGGGTTGCGTTTTGGATGTCTAATAATGGTTTCTTTATGTTTGATGGTACGGTTAAATCTTTACCATGTTCTGTTGAAGATTATGTTTATGATCAAATTGATACTACAAAAGGTCAACAAATATATGCAGGTTTAAATAATTTATATACCGAAGTGGTTTGGTATTATCCATCACAAGGTTCTGATTATAATGATCAATATGTAGTATTTAATTATGGAGAACCAATGAAAGGAGGTGTTTGGTATACAGGAACAGAAGCAAGGACTTCTTGGATTGATGCTACAATTTACCCTAATCCAATTGCAACTAAATTTGATAGTACAGCAAATGGTACTTTCCCGGTTATCGTAGGTCAAGATGGTTTAGGACAAACCACATTATTTGAACATGAAGTAGGTACCGATCAAGTGAATCCAGACGGTACCACAACTACTATTACATCTTATGTACAGTCCTACGATTTTGATTTACAGCAACGACAACAAAGTGCCACGGGTCAGGCAACAGGGCCTTCTATTGCAGGTGAAGTATTTTTAGCAGTTAGAAGATTCATACCAGATTTTAAAGACCTACAAGGTAATTGTAAAGTAACCTTAGCAGTCAAACGATATCCTCAACAATCCAGTACTGTAACTGCTTTAAGTCCCTTTACAATTGCACCAACTACTGATAAAAAGGATACTAGAGCCAGAGGAAGATATGTTAATATCAAAATAGAAAATGATGATATTAGCCAATCTTGGAGATTTGGCACTTTCAAAATTGATGTACAACCGGATGGTAGACGATAATGTTATATAGCGATTATTTAAAATACCTTGCACAACCAATGCCAGACATATCTGGTATATTTACAACTGGTGCAGCTCAACCCTTTATACAACCACAACCTGATGGATTAGAACAAGTTCAAGAACAAATTGACATGTTAGAAAAATATCCAGTAGCATATCAACCTTATATGGGTGGCGGTGGTGATGGAGGTGGACGAGATGATGATACTGGTAATATTGATACTACTAATAATGCTGGTCTAACAGGACTGCCTGGATTATTAACAGCAGCTAGTTTTGTTGTAAATCCAATTGGAACCATATTAGGTTATGGTGCTAAAAAAGCATATGATAATTATAAAAACCCTTACACCGATATTACGGGTGCTTTAAATAAAGATACAAGAACAGCTATTCAAAAAGAATATGAAACAGATGCTGCTAGAAGAGCAAGAGAAAAAGCTCCAGATGTTTATGCAAATTTAGATAAACAAACAGGTGATAAAGGAGGATCATTCAGTGATCAACAAACTTCAAATTCAGCGGCACAAGATCATTCACAAGGTCAAACAGGGATGGGTAGTTGTTTTATATCAGGTACAAAAGTTACAATGGCAGATGGCACACTTAAAAATATTGAAGATATTGAAGTTGGGGACATTGTAAAAGGCTATGAAGATTATAACGAAGTTATTAAACTAGATCCTACTTTATTAGGTGAAAGAAAATTATATTCATTTAATGATAATGAACACTATTTCTTTACTTCAGAGCATCCATTTATGACTGAAGAAGGTTGGAAATCTATTAAACCGGAGAAAACAAAAGAACGTGATGGTATTGAATTATATAATCAACTTAAAGGTGAGCTTAAAGTTGGTGACAAGTTGATGACTGAAAAAGGTTTAGTTGAGATTAAAGAAATTAAATCAAAAGAAATGAATGATCCTAAAATGCCTTTATATAATTTTAATGTTTCAAATGACAATTCATATATAGCTGATGGTTATGTAGTTCATAATAAAGGTGGTAGTGGTGGTAAAATCGTCTGTACTATGATGAATGAATCATATGGTTTTGGATCATTTAGAAATAAAATTTGGTTAAAGCATTCAAAAGGTTTAGCGCCAGAATATCAAAAAGGTTATCACAAAATATTTTTACCATTGGTAAAATATTCAAAACAAAAAGGTGTAACTAATAAAATTGTTAAAAACATTTTAGAACACATTGCAGTGCATAGAACAATAGACATACGTCAGGAATCAAGAGGCAAGACTCATTTATTAGGTAGAATTTATAGAAAAATTTTAGAACCTATTTGTTATCTTGTAGGCAAACATGGCTAAAATAAATGTAAGGTTACCAGAACCAAAAGAAGAATACGATATCTCTAACCAAAAACAAATCAACAGAGCAATCACATTAATTGTTGAACAATTAAATTCTACTTACTTACAAGATTTAAAAGAAGATACTGAACGATATGCATGGTTCAAAGGTGGTAGTGGAGGGGATTGTTAATGTCTTGTAATAACGTAAACTTTGAACACCCTTTTGATCTTAATGTTTCTAGTGGAGCTTTATCTCCTAGCTACAAACAAGTCTATAAATTCGGACAAAATGCAGTTGTTGGAAATAGTATGGAAACTATTTGGTCACAAG